CTGCGGCCCAGGCAGCGGCTAGCCCCGCGATGGCGGTGACAAGTAAAGCCACAGGTGCGCCTACCGCGCCGATTGCGCCCGCCAGCGTGCCGAGAATGACCAAAACAGGCCCGGTGGCGGCTACAATTCCGGCAATGGCTAGCGACGTGTTGATGATAGGTTGCGGCAATGCGCCAAAACGGGTTAGCGCGTCCGCCGCCCCGCGTGCCAGCCCGCCCAACGTGTCCAGGAAAGGCAAGGCAGCGCCAATCAGGAAGGAGTCAACACTACCCTTCAAATACTCAATTGCGCCCGTTAGCCCCTGCATACGTGCGCCTGCTACGTCGGTCGCCGCGCCAACCTGTGTGACATTGCCCACCATGTCGTTAAAGCCCGAACTGCCCGCGTCCAACAGCGGGATCATGGCCTTCATGCCGTCTGACATAAAGATGGTGGCTAATGCTGCGTCGCGCTGTTGCGGGGTCAGCCCTGCCAGCGCCGCGTTGAGGGTGTCAATAATGGCGGGTAACGCTTGCATGTTGCCCTGCGCATCGTAAAAGCTAATCCCCAACTGGTTCATCAGGTCGAGTGCTTCTTGCGTCGGGTTCATCATGCGCATGAAGGCATTTTTGAGCGCCGTCCCTGCATCGCTGCCTGTCAAGCCGACGTTGGTTAGAATCGCCAGACTTGCAATTAAGTTCTCAATGGGCTGGTTTGCCATGTCAAAGGCAAAGCCCGCCTGCTGCAAGCCCGCGACCAAATCGGTAATATCGGCGGCGCTGGCGTTGGCTCCTGCGGCTAGCATATCCGCCACGCGTGTGGCTTCGGATGCTTCCAGGCCGAAGGCGTTAATGGCGGCTGCGGTGATACCTGCCGCCTCGCCTAGCCCGACATTGGCCGCTGCTGCTAGACTCATCACGCCGGGAATGGCGGCCATCACCTGCTCGGTGTCCATCCCCGCCTTAGCCAGTTCCAACATGCCCTCGGCGGCTTCACCTGCGCTAAAGACGGTGCTTGCGCCTAGCGCCAGGGCTTGCTCTTGCAGATCGGCCATCGTGTCAGCGCTTGCGCCCGTCACCTGCTGCAAGATGTTCATGCTCTGTTCAAAGTCACCCGCGCTTTTGAGTGCTGCCCCTGCCACGGCCATCAACGGCGCGGTCAGCCCCACCGTCATAGCTGTGCCGGTGGTCGTCATGCTGCGCGCGGCGTTTTTTAGCTTGTCATTAAACGACTTGAGGCCCGCCTCGGCGCTGCGAGTATTGGCCCCTACCGTTACAAATAGTCTCGCGGCTTCCATGTTGCCTCACTTGCCCTTCTTGCCGCCGCCCCATAGGGCCGCGCTGCGTTCTGCCGCGGCCTGTTCCTCGGCGCTGGCAGCACACACGGCCCACTGTGTCCAGACCTCAGGCCGGTCGGCTAGTTCCCACGGCGCAATGCCGTAATAGCTAGCCGCCTTGACGACGTTGTACCAGTCCGGCACGTCGCCACCCTTCTTGCCCGTTAGCGCGCGAATGATCCCTTCGCGCTCCGTGGCTTTGGGCGGCCATCCTCCGCTATCGCTTCAAAGATAGCCAGCAGCAGCGGGCCAGGCAAGGCCGACAATTCTTCGGGCGTGATCGGGACCATCTTGTCTTTGTCCGCCATCAAATCCCACGCGGTCATCACGCGGCACAGCGTTTCGACGGCAACGTTGTTGCCCTCGCCCGCTTCTACCCTGTCTTGTATCTCAGCGGTAATCTGCGGCGTCAGTTCGCTAGGCCGGTAGGTGACTGACAGGTTATCGTCAAAGTACGGCACATTGATCGTGCGCAGATTGGCCTTGAGTTGTGCTAGAGAGATTGGCATAAATTGTCCTACAGTGTGGCGATGGCGTTGATGACGGTGATCATGGTTGCTTTCGTCCAGGTGCTGTCATAGAAGCCCTCCATGTCCCATTCGATACATTGCACGCCATCCTCGTCAGAGAACGTGGGTTCGCCTGTTACCTTGCAGGCGGTGTCAATGGTCAGGGTGTAGGGAATGGCGCCGGTGATGATGTTGCCGATGGCCTGGATGCGCACGAACTTGGTGCTGCCGGCGCGCATGTTGGTGAGTAGCCCCATGCCCGCGGCGTCCTTTTCCATCTTGAGCTTGACGCCGAGGCTCGGCTCGGTTTCGACCGCCGCTGCCCAGTCGGTTGACCCGTCTAGGAAGTAAGCCGGGTTGAAACGGTCACTCAGCGCCCACTCGGCACTCACCACACGCGTCAGCGCGCTAGCCCCGGTAAGTCCTGCCTGGGTGTCAGCCACCTTAACGCTAACCTGGGTCGGGATAACCGGCACAAGCGCCACGTCGGTCGTGCCGCCGGTCATGGTGATGGCGTCGGTGATGGCGCTGCCCAGCATGGTGCCCGACAACTCGCAGGCGTCACGGCTAAAGCTAAGCGTCAGGGCGTTGACCAGACCGTAGTCAAACTCCAGCGCGCGTGTGCCGTCGCCCCACTCAATCGTGTAGGTCTTGGGCGTGTCGGCTCCGTCGGGGTCAATGTTAAAGACCCAGGTCTGGTCGGTTGTGCCTGCTGTGGGCGTGGTTGTGCCCATGATGCTGCTGAGCAGGTAAATCAGTTCGGTGTAGGTGATAGGCCCGCTTAAATCAGCCTCGACCCACTCCTTTGCCATGCTTGCGATGGCCGGAAACTTATAGCCGGTGCCTCTATACTTCTGAATCTCGCTGCGGATTTGCGGTTCAATCATCAGCGCGGCCAACTTCTTGGTTGCCGCTACAGCCGTGCCAGGGGTGGTTTCTATGCCCAACTGGACAAGCTGGAAGATGGTTGCGATTTCTGCCATTGTTACCTCGCTTGTATGCGGTACAGACCGCCTAAATGGGCGAATGTGCGCCCATCGACAATTTCACTCATCTGGAACGCGCGTTCTCGCACCGCCACCCAAATTGTCCCCGCTGTGGCTGTCCCGCTTTGGGCGTGCAGCAGCGTGTCAATACGGTTGGCGATGGTCGCCAGCGTCCCCTCATAGCTGGTTTGCTCGGCGATGCCGCGCACCAGGTACAGCAACGGCGCCCACACGCGCACGCCGCCTAGCACCAGCAGATCATCGCCTGCCGCCTGCAACTGGAAGATGACGACAGGAAAGGGCGTCGTCGGGCTAGGCCGCCGCGTGTTGTAGATGCGCGTGCTGACTAGCCCTGTCAGCGTGGCGTCAGCCTTGAGCGTGGTAGATAGCCACTGTTCGGCGGCGTTCGTTTCCACTTACAGCCTGCTTTCCAGGGCGCGCAACTTGCGCAGGAACGGCCCGCGTGCGCTTTCGGCGGCAGGGGTGAAATAGGGGCGCGGCTCCATGTTGACCGTGCCGTACTCAAGGAACTCGCTATACTCCATGTTGGTGTAGACCGTCCCCTTTGTCTTTTGCACGTCGGTCTGGATGCTGGCCGCTAATGCGCCGGTGTCAATGGCTGGCATTTCCCCCGGCGCGCTGGCCTGGTGGCTGCCGTACCATTCGCCGTTATGGCTGCTGGCCATGCCGACCTTGATCTGTGTCTCGATGTCTAGCACCGTTTCCTCCACAATTTCACCCACTTCACGCGGTAAAGCGCGGGCGATTTCGGGGAAGCGGTTGTGCGTTAGCGTGACGACTGTGCGCATGTCTACCTCTGTATCGCTAGCACCTGGCGGGCCGTCTCGCGGCTCTTGGGCGCGTAGGCGTTGATGACCTCATAGCTGCGTGTGTCGGTTGGGCTGTGAACAATGGTCACTCTATCTTCCAGGCGTATATCGGTCAGTGCCGGAAAAGTAATGTCCCACAAGCCCGCGCCCTGGAGCGCACCGCCGACCATCTGCTCGCCCAACGCGCTCTTATGACCGCTGATACGGCAGGCGCTGGTGAATGTCGTTGGCGTGGCGGGCAGTTGCCCACCCGCGCCGTCGTCACTAAACACCAGCCGCGTGACCGTGGCAGTTAGGTCAAAGCTGCGCGCTTGCAATGCACGCATCCGCGTCAGGTCGGTGTCAGATAGCAAGCCGCTCACTTTTTGGCCTTAGCCTTTGGGCTGCGACGCGGCGCCGCAGGCGCTTCGGGTTCCGCGGGTAGCGGTTCCGGCTGCACCGTTGGCACATCTACACGCTGCCAGCCCCATTCGGTGTAGCGGCGTATTTCGTTCTCGTTGTCCTCACGCAGACGCACGAAGCGCCCGCGTCGTGGGTCGTGAAACTCAATCACGCTAAACCTCCTGTTCCTCAACCACCGGCCCCGCCTCGACAAAGACGCGCACCGACCCAGGCGAACGGCGCGCCCCGTAGTAGCGCGCCATCTTGATGGCCTGGGCATACTGTTGACTTTGGCTAAACGTGCTGCCGTCCGCGCCAAAGTCCATGCGTTCGCTGCGTGCCGCGGCCTTTTCCGTCCAGATGTCAGCAGCAGCGGCATAGAGGTCATAGGTTTCAACCCAATCGTCGTCGCCCTGTTCGTAGCCGTCGGCGTCGTACAAGGGGAAGCGTTCGATGGCCTCCGCTAGCACGTAGTGTTCGTAGCCGTTGCTGTCGTCAGGTTCGCTGACCATGCGTCGTAATCGCGCCACTTGCGCCGCTGTCGCTGCCATAGGTCAAACTCCTACACGTATGTCCACTCGATATAGGCGTAGCCCACCATGCCCGCGGTGGTGGCGCTGGCGGTGCCGACCAGGTAATGACCGGCGGGCCAGCGTACAGCCGACTTGCCATTGGTTCCCTGGTTCTCGATGTTGTCATACAAGCCCGCGGTCGCCACCGACAAGCCGTCAATCAGCGTGTCACTGTTGACATCACCGCCGTCGTCAACGCCGATGTCAACCGCGGCTGCGCCGCTGCTTTGGGTGGTGACATTCAGCAGCAAGCGCGTAATCATCAGGTCAACGCCAGTCGGGTTGACAACGCTTAGCACGCCGCCCACAGCGGTGGTTGTGGCCGCGGTCAATGCGACCTTATACGCCCCATTCTGTACTGCCATTTTTCGGTCTCCTTATGGAACGAGCGCGGCAAAGGCGCAACGGGTGCTGGCGGTCTGGTTGACGCGGTTGATGGGGTTGGGAAGTGCGAAGCCCAAACGCATCACCACGCGCAAGGCAACCATGTCCTGTTGGGCCAGGTTGTAGAGGATGTTGCCCGCACCGTCTTGCAAGACAGCCTGGTCAAGCACCTTGTACGTCACGTCCTGGCGCATGGCCCACACCAGTTGATCCCATTGCCCGCTAAACAACAGCGTGCTGCCTGCGTCCATGCTGCCGTCAGTCGGGAAATAGATGGGGCTGCCGTCGAGTTCGTAACCGCCGCCCTCTTGCATGGAGCGCACGAAGATAGGCGCGCCCCCGGCAACAGTGGTCGTGCCGTTGTAGACCTTCTCACGCAGCCCGCGCAGCTTGCCGCGCATACTGATAGCGCCCAGATGCCCGGTCGCCATAAAGCCGTCGGCTTCAATCAGGGCGATGGTTCCCGATGCGCCCATGATGGTGTCATAGATGTCCTCGCCCGCGGCAACTTGGGTCGAGAGGTCAACCACATGGCTGGCTGCGGTACAGCGCGCCTTGAGGCCAGCCGCGCCCAAGTTGGTTGTCCAACTGGCGGGGATGTTTGTGCCAAACAGCACAGCGTTGTTGATGGCATAGTTGAGCGCGTTGACGAGTTCGGGGCGAATCTCGGCCCACATGTCATACGCGCTATCATCCAGCACCGCTTCGGCAATCGGCACAATGACGGCCAGTTCCTCGGCGTCAATGTACTTGTTTTCCCACTCGACCGAGGTCGTTTGCTTGAGGCCTGTGTCGCCGCTAACAAAGTAGGCGGTGGCGAGGGCCGACATCACCGGGGTGCGGCGCTGCGCGGTTGACATATCCGGCAAGCGGCGCGCCAGTTGCAAGAGCGGGTTGGTGCTAGCCACCCCGCGTAACAATTCGCGGCTGGCATCCTCAGGGATGAGTGCCGCGGCATTCGCTCGTGTTACTTCTGCCATTGTGGTCTCCTATAACGGCGGCTAGCGTCCTGCCGCGCGTCTGATAAAGGCGTTCATGTCCTTCGTTGCGCCAGATGCCGGGGCGTTGGCCCCGTGGCCCGCGTTGGTTGTCGGGCGTGGCGCAAACAAATCAGGGTGTTGCGCTTGCACTTGCTTAACCGTCAAGTTGTCGGCGTTGGCGGCTAACCACGCCAGGCGCAGATCACGGCATCCCGCCGCGGCTGCTTCCTGGTAGAAGTCTGCGCGCCTTGCTTCAGTCTCCAAGCGCCCTTGCATCTCGCTCAGTTGCTTGGCTGCTTCGCTGCCAGCTTCGGCCTTAACTGCCTTCAACTGTTCAGCAAGCGTCTTGCGCTGGTTCTTGTGGTCATCCAGTGCCGTTCGCAACCCCTTCGTATGTTGGTCGATCAAGCCTTTGACAGTCTCGTCTTGGCTGCCCAACCAGGTGTCGAAATCTACGGGTGCGGGCGTCTCGCCCTGGGCTTCCGGCGTCCCGCCCTGGCCCTGTGTTTCGTCTGCCATGTGTCTACTTTTCCTTTGGCGTCTCGCCTGGGAAACAAAAAAGGGGCCAGTCAGAGATTTCTCTCCAACTGGCCCCGTGTGTCGTCGTTTCACGTGACGATGGCTGCTATGGTGGGCAGCCCTGCGATATGTGGTTTTCTGCTTCAACTATACTACCAAACTATACACTTGTCTATACTTTGTTCAGCGCACGTTCTCCACCTTCGCCCCGTCACTAATGGCCCATTGCGGCTCGCTGTCGGCGTCGTGCGGCAGGATGACCGTAATCGTGTAGATGCGCCCCGCCTGCAAGCCTGCCACGCGATAGAGGAAGCGCAGCCAGCGTGACGGGATGCCCGCGGGGTTTGGCTCTTTGACAGGGTAGGCGGTGCGGTGTTCGGCTAACATTTGGCTCCAAATTTACTATGCATAATTTAACTGTATAGATAGCTATGCGCCTACCAACTCCGCCAAACTGCGCACTTGCAGGCTTGCGCCCCAGGTGTCATTCTCCACGCGTGCCACCACGTCTGACAAGTCAAACTTGCCCGACTGCCAAGCGTCGTAGCGGCCCGGCCCTAGCATGGCGCGCTGTGTGGCGTCGTCCTGCCTTGCAAACCACGCTGGCCCGCGCTCGAACTCGATAGGCGCGGCCCCACGCACAACGGGTACGCTTTGGCATCGCCCCTGGACATGTTCTTCGAAGGGGACGGTGATAGGGTAGGTCATCCCGTCCGACATGATGCACGCCATGCACGTCCGCGTAGACTTGGCGGCTATTCGCATGTATCGGTCCACCACGCCTGACCTACGATATGATTCCATAGACACAGTTCTGTATACCCTGAGAGGTTCCGTGCGACTTATGACAATGGCCCGTTCCAGTGGCACGTTGGCCGCCTGGCGCATGGCCTGTGCTATCTTGCTGGGATGCCACCCTAGCGCCACCCCGCGCACCAGTGCCCCCGCCACGTCCGGCGCTTGCTGGCCCCACGATGCGCGCAATAGCTGGCCCAGCGGTGTACCGTCTCCGGCGTTGCCCACCATGTTCTGTACCGCGCTAATGGGCAATCGATTAAACTGGCCGGTGATGCCCTCGGTCTGCATGTTGACCAGTTGTTCGGCGTGTTCGATGCCCCAGCGCGCCATCAACTGCTGCTGCTGCTGCATCTGCTCCACCGCCACCGGCGCATATTCGCGCAGTTGCCCACCCATTTGGCGCATCAGGCTTTGATAGCGTTCCATCCTCAGGACGTGCCAGCGGCGCACAGGACGCCCCGCAGACGCCGCGTTGGATAGTTCCATCGCTAGCCGTTCCATGTCGCCGTCTAGCCCGCGTGTAGCGTCAAGCCAGGCCGCTGCCATGCGCGTGCTGGCGGCGCGTTCCTGCGCGTCGAGTTGGGCGCGATAGGTGGTCATGGCCTCAATGACGGCTGCCGGCATGTTACGATCCTATAAACGGGCTGCGACGTGCGGGCTGTGCGCCGTTGGTGCGCGTCTCGCCCGCCTGCCTGCTGGCGTTGGTCTCGGCCTCTTGCATGTACGCTTGCGCTAGGCTTGCGGCTTTGGCCTGTTCGTCGGCCTCGTCGCTTTCTAGCTGCTCAATCTCCGCCTCACTCCACCCCTGTTTGCGCAAGATGGTTTTCAGCGGCATCCCCGCTTCTACCCACAATTTCGCGGTGGTGGCATCTTCCTCGGGCTGCGTGGTGCCGGTCTCAGCCCACACAATGTCGATGTCGTCCGGGTCAATTGCGCCTTGCCCACTGACCACCATCAGCCAGTGCAGGACGTTGCGCCAAACAGGTTCAAAGCG